GTACCAAAACGCGCGAGACCAAAGACGGGCCAATGATCGAAACTGGCGACATGGTCGAGCGGTCGCGGTTGCAAATTGAGTCGCGCAAGTGGCTACTCGCCAAGCTGGCGCCGAAAAAGTACGGCGAGAAGCTCGAGCTCGATGCCAGGGTCAGCGTTGGGGATGCGATCGTAAACCGTTTGATGCGCGTGCGCGTGCGCGGCGAGAGCGAAGGCGAGTGAATCCCGCATCTGCGTCGATGTGGAAGCCTGCGGACGATAACTTTTCCCTCGCCGACCTGAACAACATCGCGGCGCGCATTGGGCGCACGCCGAATCATTGCAATTGGCACGTTGCGCAGGAATACGGCGCGGGCCTGGTCAAAGGCTACCGCTGGACCGCGGTCGATGCTGTTGTCCCTGTCTCCGAAGGATCTGACGCCGACGTTTTCGACACCATGCTATGAGCTCACTCTCTCAGGGCGATCAGGCGCTAGTCGACAGCGTGCCATTGTGGTTTAACGACCCGCTGCAGTACGTTCGCGAGGCGTTCGAGTGGGGGCGCGGCGAACTCCTCGAGCATCCCGGCCCCGACACATGGCAGGAGGATGTACTCCGCGACCTGGGCGCCGGCACCGGCAACCTGGCCGAGGCGCTACGCCTGGCGGTCGCCAGCGGCCACGGGATCGGCAAGTCCGCGCTCGTCGCCTGGATTATCCTATGGGCCATGTCGACCAGGCCGCACCTGGCCGGCGTCATCACCGCCAACACGGGAACGCAGCTTGAAACAAAAACCTGGCGCGAGCTCGCTATCTGGCATAAACGCTCAATCAATGCGCATTGGTTCCAATGGACGGCGACCAAGTTCGCCCAGGTCGATCACCCCGAGACCTGGTTTGTTTCGGCAATCCCGTGGCGCGAGGAAAAGAGCGAAGCATTCGCCGGCTTGCACGGTGAGCACGTCCTAGTAATCTACGACGAGGCCAGCGCGATCGCCGACAAGATTTGGGAAGTGTCCGAGGGCGCCATGACCACGCCGGGGGCGATCTGGTGCGCATTCGGCAACCCTACGCGCACCGAAGGCCGATTTCGCGAAGCGTTCGGGAATGGCAAGTTCGCGCATCGTTGGATCTCCCGGCAGATCGACAGCCGGAACGCTCGCATGGCGAATAAGGTGCAGATTGCGGAATGGGTCGCGGACTACGGCGAGGATTCCGACTTTGTGCGCATTCGGGTGCGTGGAGTGTTCCCCCGCGCAGGCTCGTCGCAGTTCATCGGGACGGATCTCATCGACGCGGCGCGCAAGCGTGCAGTCATCGACGATGATGGCGAGGCCCTGATTATGTCGGTCGACGTGGCCAGGTTCGGCGACGACTCAAGCGTTATTCGCTGGCGGCGCGGCAAAGATGCGCGCTCCATCCTTCCGCAACGATACCGCGGCGTGGACACGATGACGCTGGCGGCCTACGTTGTCGAGTGGGCGAAAAAGACCAATCCGACCGTGACTTTCATCGACGGCAATGGCGTGGGCGGCGGCGTTGTCGACCGTTGTCGCTCTCTCAACCTGCCAGTAATCGAGGTTCAATTCGGCGAGAATGCGGCCAACGAGCGCGACTACTACAACAAGCGCGCCGAGTGCTATGCGCTCATGCGTTCCTGGCTGGCTGCAGGCGGATGCATCGACGATGATGAGCGCCTAGCCGGCGACCTGGCCGCGGTTCAGTACGGGTTCGATGCCAACAACCGGATCCAACTTGAAAAGAAATCGGACATGAAAAAGCGCGGGCTTGCATCACCGGATGATGGCGACACCCTGGCGCAAACGTTCGCGCATCCCGTTGCGCGTGCCGATGTTCGGGCGTGGCGCGGTGCCGAGGTCGAGCAAGCGGATGAGTGGGATCCTTTCAACGCGGAGGCAGCATGACCTTTCTTTCCAAGATATTCGGCGGTGCGCCCAAAGTAGCGGCGCCAGCGGTGCCCGAGGCGCCGCCGCCCCCCCCAACGATCGACCAGGCGGCGGTTTCGCAGGATGCGGCCGATCGGATGCGGCGCCGGCGCGGTGCGCGTAGCACGATCATGGTTCAACCCAACGCCACCGGCGCGAGCGCAGGGCCGGCGACGAAGTCGGTACTTGGCTGATGGCACTCGACGCCGCGGTATTGCTGCGCAGACAGCAAGAACTCGAGGAGGGTCGGGCGAATTTTGACTCGCATTGGCAGGAAGTCGGCGATTTCGTCATGCCGAATTCCGCCAACTTCACAACGAGCTTGGTGCCTGGCGACAAGCGCATGACGCGCATTTTCGACTCGACGCCGATCTCGGCCAATGAGCGATTCGCGGCGGCCATGCAATCCATGCTGACGCCGGCAACGCAACGATGGCATAGCCTGGTGCCGGTCGATCCGAGGCTCGAGGATAACCGGGCGGTGCGCCAATGGTGCGATGAGGCGACCGATATCTTGTTCGCTTGCCGCTATGCATCGCGGGCGCAGTTCGGCCAGGCGATCAGCGAGGCGTTTCTATCGTTCGGCGCCTACGGTAACGCCGTCATCTTCGTCGATGAGAATGTCGGCAAGCACCTTGTCTACCGTGCCGGGCACCCGAGCGAACACTATTTTTGCGAGAGCGATTTCGGTGTGGTCGACACCATGCATCGCAGATTCAAGTTGCGCGCGCATCAAGCAAAATCCAAGTTTGGCGACAAGCTGCCCGAGAAGATCAAGACCGCGGCGGAAAAGGCGCCCGATACGCAATTCGATTTTTTGCACGTTGTTCAACCCGCGCGCATGGGCGCCTATGCCGGCGCATCGCGCTCGATGGCATTCTCGTCGTGCTACATCGCGATCGACGACAAGCAGATTGTGAGGGAGTCAGGCTACCGGACGTTTCCCTACGGGATCGGCCGCTACCAGACGGCACCGGGCGAGCAATACGGCCGCGGGCCAGGCATGACCGCGCTGCCTGATATCAAGATGCTGAACGAACTGAAAAAAGACATTCTGAGGGCGGGGCAGTTGATCGTAAGGCCGCCGCTGATGTTGCCGAATGATGGCATTCTCGGGGCCTTCCAGACGCGGCCGGGGTCGCTCAATCGTGGCGCGGTGGATGACCAGGGCCGGCAATTGGTTCACCCGCTGCAGGTGGGCGGCGACCTGGGATACGGCGAGGAAATGCTCGAGCAAACCAGAAGCAGGATCAACGACATTTACAACGTGAGTCTGTTCCAGATCCTTGTTGACAAGCCGAGCGGGATGACCGCGACCGAGGCGTTGATACGCGCGCAGGAGAAAGGCGCGCTGATGGCGCCGCCAGGTCAGCGCGTACAGGGCGAGCTCCTGGGCGGGCTCATTGCGCGCGAGCTTGACATTCTCGGCCCCAACGCTGCGAACCTGTTGCCGCCGTTGCCGATGGAGCTCATTCGTGCCGGCGGATTCGGCGCGATCAAGACCGATTACTGCGGCCCGATCAACCAGGCGCAGAAGTCACAGAAGGGCATTGGCATTCAAAATTTTCTCTCGAGCCTGGTGCCTGTCATGGAGGTCAAGCCCGAGGTCGCCGACGCGGTCGATTTTGATGGAGTGGTCGCGGAAATGGCCGATGTTTACGACGTGCCGACGACAGTGTTGCGAAGCGCGGCGGCCGTTGCGGCCATTCGCGCCGGCAACGCGCAACGCAACGATGCGGCGCAATTGGTTCAGGCCGCTCCGCTGATGGGCGATGCAGCTGACAAGCTGGCCAGGGCGCAGGCTACGGCCGCGAGCTCGCCGAACAACCTGGCATCGCTGTTGCAATGACCAACCCGATTGCCGCCTATCTGCGCCACCGGGACACCGTCGCGGCATTTCAGCGCAAGCTAGGCAGCAATCTCGATCCCGATGCGCGCTTGATACTCGCCGAGCTCGCGCGCTACGGATACCACGGGCGCACCACGATGCAGGTATCGCCACAGACGGGCCAGGTAGACCCGATGGCGATGGCCTTGGCCGAGGGCCGGCGTGACATGCTGTTGCGCGTTCTGCAATTGATCGGCATGCCGCTCGCCGATTTCGACCGTATCATCCAAGAGGAACAAGATAACCATGCCGCTGAGTGAAATTATGGGTTTGACCGCGCCTGCCGCAGGTGCGCCGATCACCGCCCCCGCCCCAGGGGCAGTCCCCGGAGGGATGGCTCCCCCGGCCGGGAGCTTGCCGGCGACACCTGGCGCGGCGGGCGGTGTTCCTGCGGCCTGGTATCCCGATCAATTCAAAGGGCTCATGGAGCTCAAGGGTTTTCCCGACGCTGGCACGTTCATTGAAAGCTACGCCAACCTCGAGAAGCTGCACGGCGACCCGTCGCGCCTGGTGCGCTTGCCCAAGGGCGAGGAAGGCCGCGCCGAGTACCGGCAAAAGATGGGGATCCCTGACGCGCCCGAGGGCTACAAGCTGCCCGACGCCTTGAAAGAGGATCCGGTCGCCAAGGCCCTTGTGCCGATCGCGCACAAGTACGACTTGACCGACAGTCAGCTTGCGGGATTCCTGGCCGATGCCAAGGAAACATTGTCGGCGCAAGCGGCCCAAGCGGATACCGTGACTCAGCAGGCCGCCAAGGTCGACCACGACAAGCGCATGACCAACCTCAAAAACGAATTGGGGGCGGAATACGATACTTTCATGGAGAACGCCAGGCGGGCGATTCGTGTGGTCGTGCCCGAGGCTTACAAGGATCCGGCTACGGGCGTACAGTTGTCCAGGGACGACATTATGGGGGCGCTCGAGGCGGCGGTCGGCGTCGACCTGGTCGCCAAGATATTCAACACGGCCGGCGCGTTCAACACAGAGGACAAGCTTGTTACTGGCGGCGCGCCGCAAGGCATCATCAGCGCCGAGGCGGCCAGGGAACGGTTGGGCTCTTTGATTGCAGATCGGTCGTGGGGCGCGAGGCTCCTATCCAACCCGACCGGGCCCGAGGCACAGGAGAAAAACCGGCTTGATCTGATTATTGCTTCGTCGATGAGCGAACAGCGCGCCGCTTGACATTTGAAAAAGGCGCTTGATAATCGCGTGAAATCCCGATAACCCGCGAATGCGGGCCGGGTGATTGAGCAAAGTGCTTCGCGTGGCTGGCGCGTATTCCGGCAAGTAGTTGGCCCCGCTCAAAGGACAACCGGCGCAAGCTGGCCCGAGAGTAGGCGGACAAGCCCTGCGAGAACCCGTGTTCTAACGTGTTTTCTATAGGCTCTTTATGTCCACCAATCTCCCGCAGCTGTACGGCCAGCAGTTCGCTACGAATGTGGCGCTGTTGCTGCAGCAAAAAACGTCGCGCTTGCGCGATGCCGTAACCTTCGCATCCGGCTACCGTGGCAAGCAAGTCAGCCCGGTCGATCAGCTGGCCCCCATCGAAATGACGCCGGTCATCGGGCAGTTCCCGCCGATTGGTCGCGTCGATGCGGCCGTCGATCGCCGTTGGGTCGGCCCGCTTGCGTTCGATCTGGCGCAAATGGTCGACACGTTCGACAAGCTCAAGATCCTGTCGGATCCGTCGAGCTCGTATCTGACCAACGCCATTCAGGCCGCCAACCGGAAATTCGATGATCTCATCATCGGCGCATTCACCGCGAGCGCGCAGACCGGCGAAACTGGCGGCACGTCGACCCCGATCCTGGCCGGCAACACGGTCAGCGTCAGCCTGGGCGGCACGACCAGCAACATGAACGTCGACAAGATCAAGCGCGGCGTGCGCTTGCTTCGTGCAAACGAAGTGGATCCCGACGATCAAATCTTTTGCGCGATCAGCGCGATCGAGGAGGAATCGCTCCTCAACGAGATCACAATCACGAACGCCGATTACAACCCCATGGGCGGCCCTGGCAACATGCCGGTCTTGCGTGAGGGGCGCCTCGAGCGGTTCTACGGGGTGCAATTCATTCACTCCGAGCGTCTGGTAACGGGCACGGACGACGCGGCCGGTACGTCGCGCAGCTGTCCGATGTGGGCAAAGTCGGGGATGCATCTGGCCTTGTGGCAGGACGTGAAAACGGACGTGTCGCAACGCAAGGACGTCGCCGGGCATCCGTGGCAGGTCTATATCTACATGATGGCCAACGCCACGCGAATCGAGGAAAAGAAAGTCGTGCGGATTTGGGCACGGTAGACCTCAACCCCTGACACCACACAAAAGGAAATCTCATGGCTGTCGTAACAGTAAAGTCCGCGGCGCTCACGCTGATGGACACCGCAGGCGGGGCGTTGCCGGTTTCCCGCCAGGCCCGCTCCGATCTCGAGGTTGGATGCGGCAAGGCCGAATTGGCCAGCGGCGATTCGATCGCGTCGATCTACAGGTGCGTTCGCGTCCCGTCGAATTGCCGGATTTCGCAAGTGCTTCTCAAGTGTTCGGCAATCACAACCTGCGCCGGCGATATTGGAGTCTATCGCGCGGACACTGGCGCGGTCGTCGACGTGGATCTGTTCGCTTCGGCGCAGTCGCTTGCGTCGGCGCTGGCGATCCTGACCGACGTTACCAACGAGTCGACGACGATCACGCCGGTCATTGCGGAACAACCGTTGTGGCAAGCGGGCGGTCTGACGGCTGACCCTGGTGGGTATTTCGATATCGCCGTCACTCTGACTGCTGCCGCGGGTTCCGCGGGCCAAGTGTTCCTCGAGGCACGTTACGCCGTGTAGGCAACGCGGGGCGGGGGCTACGGCCCCCGCGCTGCATCGGAGGCATTGAAATGGCAGACCGTTTCTATAGCGTCACGCAGTTCGGCAACGATCAATTCTCGGCCGTTGTCGAAAACGCCGCGACCCAGGCCGGCAACCCGGTCGAGGTTCGGATCACCTACGACGCGACCAACAACAGCAAGATCCGCACGCTCCGCGCGCTGGCGGCGATCGAGGCCGCGATCATCAAAGAAACCTGGCCCCCGGTCTAAGCCATGGCCGTCATTCAAGTGGTGCGAACCCGCCTGGCGGGGAACGTCGATCAATACGTCTGGTCTCCCCTGGCCAACGGCGACACCGGGCAACCCGTCGAAACCTTTGACTTTGCCGATGCGTCGGTCGAGTTCGCGGGCACGTTCGGCGTCGGCGGTACGATCGTATGGCAGGGCGGGAACATCGCCGGCAACTATTACACGTTGACCGACGCGCAAGCGGCCGTAATCAGCAAGACGGGTGCCGCGATCGAGCAAGTGGCCGAGATCTGCCGATTTGTGCGCCCGGCCGTCACCGGCGGCGACGGCACAACCGCGCTGAATGCAACCCTTTACGTCCGTCGAGGTCGCTGATGGCAGACAAGCCCAACTTACAGCAAGCCATTGCCGAGATTGGCAACATGCAACGCGCCTATCGTGCCTTTGGCGATGCGTCGAACGCAATGGCCGTGCTGACCAACCTCGACGCCGTGCAACGCGAATTGACCGAGTCAGTCAAGGCGCTGACCGCCGAACGCGACAAGCTGCAAGCGGATATCAAAACGGCCAAGGATGACGCGGAGCGCATGCGACAGAAGGGCAGGGAAACGCTGGCAACTGCCGAGGCAAAGGCGGCGAAGCTCCTGGCCGAGGCGCAAGCGCACGCCGATGAATCTGTCGCCGCTGCCCAAAAGTCGGTCGCTTCATTGAACGCGAAATATGCTGCGATGGTGTCAAAGGCGAGCGATAGCGCCAAGGCAGTCGAGGCCGCGGAGAGGCGCCTTGCTGACCTTGGCCCCGCCGTCGAACGCGCGGAGCGCATCGCCGCGGCGGTGGTCTAGCCATGGCCGTCCAAGTCATTGCGTCAAGTTACACCGATGGCCCGACGCTGACCGCGGCGGCGGCGGCGTCGTGCATTCCGACGTACATGCCAACGTCAATCCCTGCCGGCTATTGGCAGATCGGTCGGCAATGGCGCTTGACGATGAGCGGCCGGATCTCTTGCGTTGTCACGACGCCAGGAACGGCGCGTTTCGACTTGCGCCTTGGCGCCGTCACCGCGTTCGACACCCTGGCGATACCGCTCAACATCGTCGCCAAGACCAATGTGGCATGGTGGCTGCATGTCTTGCTGACCTGTCGCAGCGTGGGCACAGGCGTCAGCGCAACGCTGTTCGGGCAAGGGCAATGGTTCAGCGAGGCAAACATCCTGACCGCGCTGCCGGCAACCGGCCCCGGCCCTGGTGGCTGTCAAGTGCCTTTCAACACCCCGCCCGTTGCGGGCACGGGTTTCGATAGCACGATTGCCAATGCGCTCGACATTCGCTTTACACAAACCGTGGCGACCGGCTCGCTTACCGTCCACCAGGCGCTTATCGAGCAGTTGACCCCGTAGGGCGAGCGTGTGCGCGTACTACGCCAACCCCTGCCGGAGCCTTCCGTCCAGGTCATCCAAAACCTGACGATCGGCGACTTCCCGCTTGGGCCTGCGTTTGAGCCCTGGCAGGAATTGGGCGGGCAATGGTACGGCGAGAACGTATTGCAAGGCGAGTGGACGACTTCGCGGATGCCGGGAATTGCGGTCCCGAGCACCATGATCGGGTGGAATCCGTACTTCGCGCAGCCCAACAGCATCGGCCCGATGGCGATTCAGGGCGGCATTGTGGGAATGGTCCCGATTGGGCCAGGCGCGCCGGTCAACCCGCGGATCGACCCGCAGCAGATTTGGCTTGCATCGCAGACTCCGCTTGATGCCGTGGGGCAGTTGTACGGGCCTTGGCCCATGCTGCCGTCCCTGCCTGCGCCCGCCTTCGACCGGGTGCTGAGCAACGACGAGCCCTTGGCGGCGCCGGCCGCGATCGCCAACCCGAGGCGCGAGGTCAAGGACAGCGGACTACTCAAGGTCATTATGGCGGCGCAGCTGCCCGAGGAGTTCGGCCGCGCGATCCAATTGCTCTATCCGCCGCAGCAGAGCTATCAGGAGTTCACGTTGACCGGCACCACGATCAGCGAAACGCTTGTGCCCGTGGGCGATTGCCGAGTGATCGCCTATCAAAGTGGATGGCGTTACGTTGAGGGCGGGACAAAGATCATTGCCGAGACCGTGTCTGACGGAAGTGGCAATTTCACGCTGTTGCTGCGGAACATCGACTACCAACTGATCGCCTACAAAGAAGGGGCGCCCGACCTGGGCGGCCTGACCCGCCAGGACGTTACGCCGATCGTTGCCACGACGATCTACATGCGCGATCCCACCGTGCCGGGAGGCGGCGGGGGCGGAACCTTCCCGGCTGTCGGCGACGTGGATCTTGGCGTCGTTTACGGGCCCGTGGACAACCTGATCGGTACATTGGTGCAGCCTGCCGCGGGCGATGTGCAGGCCGGCGTTGGTTACGGCGCGTCGGGCACCGAATTTACTGGCACCTTCGCGGCGCCGGCGGTGGGCGACGTCGATCTTGGCGTTGGCTACGGCGCGGGCGGCGTTGAATTCACCGGGACGTTACTACAGGCCGACGCGAATGACGTGCGCAACAATGTCAATTACGGCGCCGGCGGCATCGAGTTCAATGGCGATTTGGTTTTGCCCTTGCCTGGCGATGTTGAGGCCGGCGTAGGCTATGGCGCCGATGGCACCGAATTGCTTGGCACGGTAACGCTGCCCGCTGCAGCTAACGTGACCTTGGGCGTGCAATATGGCGCGGACGGCACAGAATTCACCGGCACCGCGGTCGGTGGGGGTGGAGCCACGACGGCCTACACGCCAAGGAGATCCCGCTAATGTCCTCATCCGTTGATATTGCAAACCTGGCGCTTACCCTGATGGGCGCGGAGCGCATTACGTCGTTTGACGACGAGAATGCGCGCGCGCGGGCGATGCGTGCGAATTACGACATGATTCGACAGGCCGAACTGCGCGCGAATAATTGGTGCTTTGCCATGGAACGCGCGTCACTCGCGGCCCTGGCGACCGTCCCGCTTTGGGGGTTCGGCGCACAATATCAATTGCCTGTCGACTGCTTGCGTGTTGTCCAAGTGTCGGAATCATGGGTTGGCCTTGTCCTCGAGGATTACATAACCTCGGACACCGCCGATTATTCCATCGAGGGCCGCAAGATTCTTACGAATATGTCGGCGCCGCTGCCTATTCGGTACGTCAAGGACGTGACCGATGCCACGCAATTCGATGCCGTGTTCGTGACAGCGTTTGCTCACCGAATGGCGATCGTCTGTTGCGAAGGAATCACCCAAAGCACAAGCAAAAAGCAGAGTCTTGAGACCGAATATCTGGCGGTCATCGGTTTGGCGAATCGTGTCAATGCATTCGAGAAGCCACCGCAGGCGCAACCCGATAACTCTTGGATCATGGCGCGGGAATAATGGCGCGAGGCGATCCGGCAGTCGTCAATTTCAACGGGGGAGAGGTCTCGCCGTTGATGTACGGCCGCACGGATTACGACAAATATTCATCGAGTGCGCAGTACCTCGAGAATTTCATCCCGTCAATTCTCGGGCCGGTTCGTCGGCGGCCAGGATCGCAGTACGTCGGCAATCCGAAATATAACGGATTTGCGGCCACGTCAGTTGTTCTGATTCCGTTCTCTGCGAGCACGTCCAACGAGTTCGTCCTCGAGGTTGGGCCAGGATATACACGCTTTTGGGATGCGTCGACCCGACTGCCAATCAAAGATGATGGCGCGACCTGGTCGCCGTATGTCGCTGGCCCGCAGGCCGAGCTCGCGACCCCCTGGGCGGTCGCGGACCTTTACACGAAGGACGAGCATAACAATATCAACGGCGTTGGCCTGCAATGGGCGCAATCGAATGATGTAATGTGGATCGCATGCCGGGGATGGCCCACGGTCAAACTCACGCGCACCGCCCAATACGAATTCAGTTTCGCGTATATGGGCGACGGCGTGCATGTCCCGACACCGTTCGAGGACACGGACCCGCTGAACACGATCACGATTCAGGCCAGCGCGTTCACGGGCGCGGGCGTCACGCTGACCGCGTCAGCCCCGCTGTTCACCGCTGCGGACGTGGCCACATACATATACCTTGAACAGGCGACCGCCGACATTATTCCCCAATGGGAAGCGTCGAAAGCGATTGTGATTGGCGATCGCCGGCGGTCGAATGGGCGTAACTACATCGCGTTAAACGCTTCGACGACGGGAACCTCGCCGCCGTCGCATTCGGTCGGCGCACGCTACGACGGCAACACAGGCGTTTGGTGGGATTACACTGATGACGGTTACGGCACGGTTGCGGTCACGGGTTTTACAGACTCTACCCATGTCACGGTCGAAGTTCAATACAACATCCCGTCGTCAATCGTGAGCAACGCAACAACGCGGTGGGCGCGATCGGCATGGAGAGGCGCCACCGGCTACCCTTCGTCTGTTGCATTCTTTCGGCAGCGCCTTTGCTTCGCGCGCGACAATACCGTTTGGGCGAGCGTTTCGGCTGACTTTGAAAACTTCATTGCCACCGAGGCCGGCCAAGTCACGCTTGACCTTGCCTATACCGGCACCCTGGCCGCTGACAAAAACGATCGCGTATTGTGGTTATACGGTGGGTCGACGTTGACCGCTGGCACCGCTAGCGGAGAGTGGGCGATCGGGCCGCAAACGTCGAACGAGGCATTTGGACCGGGCAACGCGCAAGCGGTCAAACACGCGGGATACGGCTCGATTCAGGTGCAACCGATCAAGGTGGACAATTCGCTACTGTACATGCAGCGCGGAGGAAATCGACTACGCGAATTGACCTACGACTATCAAAGCGATTCGTGGATTTCGGTTGATAGAAGCCAACTCGCGGAACACATGGCGCCGCAGTATGGGTACCTGTACATGGCGCACCAACGCCAACCAGAATCGGTTGTTTGGGTCTCGTCGGCAAGCGGCCGCCTGTACTCCATGACCTACGACAAGGCGCAAAACGTTTATGCCTGGGCGCGGCATCGTTTGGGCGGGTTCGGGATCTACGGGAATGGGCCAATCGTTTCCGCGATGACGTCGGTCAAGAGCCCTGACGGCGTGAATGATGATGTTTGGATGCTTGTCAGTCGATACGATGCCAGCACGCCAAACACCACGCTCGAGATCATCGGGCCCGCGCAGGGAGTCAGCGACCCGGCGCAATACTTTTTCCATGAGCTAGGCGATACCCCAGACGCGAATTTTCTCGACTGCTCTCTCCCCTGCACCGTGTTAGCGGGGGCGCAAATAATCAACGTCAACACGCTCGCCATTGTGCAAGGTTCGTCCGTTGGCGCCATTCTGCACGGGTGCGTTATTCCCGATGGGACGACGGCATCGCTTGGCTTGAGCATCGACTCGACCGCTGATATCCGTTCTGGCCGCGTCGGCTATCGCTACTTGTCGAATTGGTGGAGTCTGCCATTACAGGGGAACAGCGCCACCGGCACGCCGCAAGGCAAGGTTGCGCGCATCCGCGGGATTGTGTTGCGCGTCTACAAGACAGTCGGATTCGTGTACGGGATCAGCCCAAACGACGCCATTCTTGACCGCAAGGAAATGCGCACGCAGGACACGCCAATGAACAACGCGGTTCAGCTGCAGAATGGAGATTTCTACGTCGAGCCCACAACTGCCTACGTGGATCAGCCAACCTTGTTCATTCAGCAAGACCAACCATTGCCATTAACCATTGTTGCGGCTTACCCAAAACTGACCGTGGAAGATTCGCGATGACCGTCCCACAAATGGAAAGCCAGGGAAGCTTTGAGCGCCGCCAGGATGTTCAAGCCGTGCAGGAATTACGCGCCCACGTCGACAAGCGTTTGAGTTCCCAGGACGCCACGCTTGTCGGCATTGCAAGGAAGCTGGACGATCACATCGACTCTACGACCAACTGGAAAACGGAAATAAAGCCGGCGCTCGAGGCAATCACTACTATGAAATCCGGCGTGCAAGTGCTTGGTTGGATCGGTAGCAAATTCGCGGCCCTGATTGCGGGCGCTGCCGCGGTCTTTGGGGTGTTCACCGCTTGGCATAACTGGAAACCTTGATGAAGCTCGAATTGCATGTTCATATCCACCAGGACTACGAATTCGGGAGGCGCTTTGACCGCGTCGACCGTGCCTTGGCATTACTAACCATGAAAGGAAATCAAGTGTCAAACGATCTGACCGTCCTGCAAGCAACCGTCGCCGCTCTCGGGGCGAAGGCAACCGAAACGAACGCGACCCTGGCCGGCCTGGCGCAAGCCATCATCGACCTGAAAAACGCGCAACCGGCCGACGTGCAAGCCGGGATCGACGCGCTCGCCGCGGAAGCGCAAACCATCCTCGACGGCCTGACCGCTGCCGAAGATTCGGCCGACGACCAACTTCCGCCGGCGTAAGTGCATCCCAATACCGCCGCGTTCCTGCGGGTTATTCGCGAAGGCGAGAGCTCGCAGGACGCGCGCGCGTATTACACACTCGTTTATGGTTCATCGTTCCAAAGCACGCGCGATCATCCACGGATTCACTTCGACCGCGTCAGCCACAAACAGGTAGACGATTGGCGCAATGCACCGCCCTATAGCACCACAAGCGCCGCCGGCGCGCACCAGATCACCGAAACCACATGGGACCGCTTCTGCAAGGTCAAGGGTTGGCACGACTTCTCGCCGGCATCGCAAGATGAGTGCGCGGAATGGCTCATCGAACAACGTGGGGCATTACCCGAGGTCTTGGCCGGCAACGTGGCCGGCGCCATCGCCAAACTGCGCGACGAATGGGA